TAGCGAGCGCGCGACGACGCCACGAAGGCTTGCCAGAATACACATCTACGACGAGCGCGCGTGCGGAATGAACAATAAGGCAAATTTTCTTGCCTCCATAATGAATAGCCCGGCGGGCATTGCTATAAAGTCTGGCACAGCCGCAGTTCCCGAGGAAATTAGCGAAGTCATCACAAAAATCACAGCAGCATCTACCGCGCTTGAACGCGAGCAGGATCCAGATGACGGTGAATATTACGCTGCCAGAAGCAAGAAGGGCTTGCGAGACGTGATAGCTAACGCATATCCAACCATCGTGATAGGATCAGACACGGGTTTTATCACAAACGCAACATATACATCACAACCATCAGGCGATGTCGCATCTGCTTACCTGTTGACAGCGCTCGAGGGCGGCACGACGTCTGATCCAACCGGCGCATCTGTCACGGGTGATCTAGTTGACGACGTGAACATAATACCGACAACCGTTAGCATCACGATGCTTGGCAATGTCTGTATGACGCGCGGGCAAACATACTTCATAGACTTCAACACTGGAACGACGCTGGACAACACTTATACGGTCACATCTGTGAGTCACTCTATAAAGCCAGGTGGCTTTACGACTACTGTCTCTCTTGCACCCGTTTCATCAGCCTCCATGCGATCAGCAACAAGACAGCTAAGAGAAATTCAGAAGATCCTAGACGCATGATGTAAAATGATCTAATCATGCTTATCGTTTGGCATGCGTGTCTTCTTCGATAAATCTCTTGTAGGCTCTAGCAAGAGCTTTGTGTGGGATGATGGCAGCATCCATATTGATGACGTTCTTGCAGATTGGCATTTCTCCGCAAGTGACAAACGACACATGAGCATCCGAGCAGCATCAGAAGCTGCAGGTTGTAACGTGGTTGTTACACCTAGAAAACCATGCGCTGCCTTCTGGAAGAAGCACGACCAGCATCCTGCGTGGCACAGAATTCTATCTAGGCATGAGATGACAAGCCACCTGCAAACGCAGGTTGGTAAGGTGATAGAATTTCTACAGGATGAAGGCAACGCCTATTACACCAACCAGTTCCAGGTGCAACAGCATCTCCTTGACATGCTCCAGCCCTGTAAAGCTCTTCGTGATGTTGAGGAGCACGGCATCAAGCTAGACAGGCAGGGATATTGTTCCGTTCCCGTGTATGACAACATAAGCTCAGCAACAGGTCGAATGTCTGTCACAGACGGCCCTCGCATACTCACAATGCCGCGCGAGCAGCGCAGAGCATTCACATCACGCTGGGGCGCCGACGGTGCGCTGCTTGAGATCGATTATAACGCTCTTGAGCTGCGTGTCCTCGCTTGGGTGCAGGATCTACAGATCGATCTTGAAGATGCCTACATGTGGATCAGCAAGCGGATAGCAAAGAATGATGCGCCTCGTCACGTGATCAAGGAGGCCACAATCGCTGCGATGTATGGCATGTCTAGGAAGAACTTCGCATTGCGCTACCAGGACATGCCCGATGCTGTGGAACTATATGAGAGTGTTAGAGATGTGCTGGGAATCACGCCTCTCGACAAGCAGTTAAGCACGGGGCCGCTTAAGAACGCATCGGGCCGCCGCCTGACTGACACGACTGCCAGGATTAGCCACTACATTCAGTCAACCGCGGTTGATGTCGCATGCGACGGCTTCGCTAGCCTGGCTGATACGATCCCAGAAATTGTGCCTTGCTTTATCATCCATGATGCTTTCGTCGTCGACGTTCACAAGGATCACATGGATCTTGTGACTAAGCGATGCAATGCTGGGCTTCATGTCGGTATGATTAATCGTTCATTACCAGTTAGATGCAGGAGGTTTGGAAGTGAGTGAGACAGAAATTCTAGCAAATTTTGAGAAATACTGTAAAATACTATCAAAAGTGGAGGATCCAGAACGTGCAGCAGCGATTAAGAAGCTACTTGACGAGCAAGGCGATAGAATTGCAACAACACCAGGTCACGATCGATCTGATCGTCACAGTGCTACTCCCGGAGGCATGGTCAAACGTGCGCTCGATACTCTAAGAAACGCCAAAGAGATCATCAACATGCGTGCGTTTTCTGACGCGGGCATTTCTCTTGATAGCATCATCATCACCTGCTTGCTGCATGACATCGGCAGGATTGGTGATGAGAATGGTGACTACTATGTGCCGCAGCAGTCTAGCTGGCATCGCGAGAAGGGGAATTACTACACCTACAATCCAAACATTCGAAGGATGACGCATCCGCACCGAGGCCTCTACATTCTACAGAGCTATGGCGTCTCTCTGACCCAGGATGAATGGACGGCAATCGCAACACAAATGGGCGGAAACCACGAGGAAAACCGATTCTATAACGGTTTTGAGACGCCTCTTTCTACTCTCTTGCAGATGGCGATTAAGCTTTCAAGCATGCAAGATTTCTGTGGGCCAGAGAATAGTTAGATGCATGAGCAGAAAAGTCGACGGAACGGAGAGATCGGGTAGAGGCACAGCACCGTCGGCAGCGGGCGGATTCGGTGGTGCTGACACTGCGCTCATTAGATTGGGCAGACCATTCGTTCCAAAGCCATTTAGGTCGACTGGCGGAATGAGCACCTCAGCAGATTCTACTTTTTCAGTTCGTTTAGGCCAGCATAACACAGATCAAGAGTTGCCAGACGATCAGGTAAACATCAACGGCATCGTCGACAGGAAAGTCTCAGATCGCAGATATTTACCTAGGAAGCGCAACAATATGAAACAAATCCTAAATAAAACAAAGCTAACAGAGACACTTGATCTCAACGTCGACGAGATCGGTCATCTTCTTGACGAATACCAGGAATCGCTGAATGAGTTTGCTGGTCTTGATTTTAGCAAGGCCAAGGACTTCCTATCGATGGGCATGCAACAGACAGATGCGTCCGGAGCGACGCCAGTCGCGCCATCCCGCAAGGATGCGCTCGATGCGTCTAAGTCTGTCGGCGAGACAGCAGCACAGTTTTTAGCCGCAAGAATACCATTTGGTGACGTCTACTATGGCTTTAGAGCTTACGGCACTTTTAAGGAGATCAAGGTTCAAGCAGCCAAGCTTGAGGAGCTGCTTGCCAAGTCAGGCGTCAGTGCAAATCTCATGGCGCCTCCGAGCGAGAACATCGACAAGATCAAGCAGCTGTTTATCACCTCAGCAGCAGATAGAGCTGTTCTAAAGAAGACGACAGTCACTATAGCGTTGAAGTGTTATGACTTCTTTACAGATCTTATATCATCGATCCCGCTGGAAGTATTTCCGCCACTCGCCATGTTAGATACAGCGCTTGACGTTGGAATCAGCACTGCAGCCACCGTTGTTCCCGATGAGAAGCTTGCGGTCACTTTGCTTGATTTTGCGCTCAAGTATAACGAGACACTCCGAGACATGGAAGCAAAGGTGGGTTCATATCTTCCTGGCGATGATTTTGCACAGCTTAATAGCGTTACAAACTTCATAGGAAATCTCGCGTTGATTCACGGCGCTGTTTCAAGCGCAGAGAAGGAGCTTGAATCTGCCGAAGACCCTGATGTGCTTGCTGAACGGCGTCGCCGCAAGAAGAAGCGTAGCAACGAGATGTCTATGACGGCGAACATTGCGGGCTATGTGGGACCAATGTCGGCTCCCAAGGATCCAAAACAATTCTATGGCAAAATGGCCAGAGCCGCGGGCGGTGAGTATCTCACCTCAGATCCTGCGAAAACTCTTAGGTCCAAGCCATGAAAACTCTCTCGCCACAGTCTATGATTGTGGTGTGAGGCTTACAAGACAAGCCCCTAGAATCCTCTAGAGACTAAAAACTGTAAGTTGCACATTAAACATTAAAAGGTAAAAACAACATGGCAATTAACTTTGACGCGCTCCGTAAGCGTCTCGACAATCTGTCTGGCAATAACAAGAAGAGCAACTCCTCCTGGAAGCCCAAGGAGGGCGAGGAGTATACCGTTCGCCTCCTCTCGTTCCCAAATAACGAGGGCCAGCCCTTCAAGGAGCTCTGGTTCTACTACAACATCGGCAACAATCCAGGCCTCCTCGCGCCCTACCAGTTCGGCCAGGCAGATCCGATTCAGGAGCTCATCAGCAAGCTCAAGGATGAGGGCACCAAGGAGTCCTACGAGCTCGCCAAGAAGCTCTACCCGAAGATGCGCTGCTACGCTCCTGTAATCGTCCGCGGCGAGGAGGATAAGGGCGTCCAGATCTGGGCATTCGGTAAGCAGGTCTACCAGACTCTCCTTGGAATCATGCTCGATGAGGACTACGGCGACATCACCGATCCTGAGGACGGTCGTGACGTGAAGGTCCGCTGCTTCAAGCCGCCAGGCAAGAAGTATTCTGAGACCGAGGTCATGCCTCGCGGCAAGGCATCTGCGCTAAGCACTAATGTGACGCAGAACAAGCAGTGGCTCTCTAGCATTCCAGACGTCTCCAAGATGTTTGATCAGAAGTCCTATGATGAGCTTTCCAAGATCATCAACGACTGGATTGACGGCGGCATGCCCGATGGCAACAGTGAGGGCACCTCCCGTGGTCCTGCTGAGAAGACATCGACAGTCACCGAAAATGATGATGAGGTGCCTGTCCAGAAGAAGACAACTTCTTCTGGCAATAAAAACTACAAGTCTCTCGACGACGCTTTTAGCGATCTAATCGAAGACTAAGGGTAATCGGGCGCAGGGTGTAAATTCATCCCCTGCGCCCGTATTGTTTCTAAAGGAGAAAATATGGCAAGAGGTTCAAAGGAAAGGCGGAGCGACGAGGCAGCAGGCGACTTTACATCTGAGCTAATCTCGTCTCTTAACAAGGAGAACGGATCTAGAATTGCTTATAACCTTGCTGAGGATGAATCGCCAACGCACGTTAAGAGCTGGGTCTCAACAGGCTCCACGCTGCTTGACTATTGCGTGTCTAACAGGCGAAACGGCGGTCTTCCTGTAGGTCGAATCATTGAGATCTTCGGGCCGCCTTCGATCGGTAAGTCGCACATCGCGACACAGATCGCCAGGTCGACCCAGCAGATGGGTGGCATTGTAGTCTACATTGACACCGAGAACGCGACGTCTGTTGAAAACTTGCAGGCACTCGGCGTTGACGTCTCTAAACGATTCGTCTATGTTGACACACACTGCACAGAGGAGGTCTTTGATACAGCAGAGAAGACCATCGTCAAGGCGAAGGCAATGCAGAAGGACGTTCCCATCACAATCGTGTGGGACTCGGTGGCAGCAAGTTCACCGAAGGCAGAGCTGTTGGGTGACTATGATAAGGATAGCATCGGCCTCCAAGCCCGCGCGATCTCAAAGGGCATGCGCAAGATCACAGGCGTCATTGGTGACATGTCAGTCCTCATGATCTGCCTCAATCAGATCCGAACCAAGATCGGCGTCCTTCACGGTGATCCGACCACAGTTCCTGGTGGAATGGCCATCCCGTTCCATGCGACGACCCGTCTCAAGCTTGGCGCGGGTCAGCAGATCCAGAACAAGAACGGTGACATCATTGGAATTCATGTGTCCGCCAAGACAGTGAAGAACAAGGTTGCGCCACCGTTCAGGACAGCAAACTTCCAGATCCACTTTGGTAAGGGCATTGTGGAGCACGAGGAGATCTTTGATGTCCTTCGTGATGCTGGTGAGCGCCAGGTCGGAAGCAAGATGATCTGCGTGTCGGGTGATGGCGCGTGGAAGGTATTCTCGGTCGTCGATCTTGACAAGGGTGAGTCAATCATCGAGAAGAAATTCCACAAGGCAGAGTTCGGAGAGATCATGAAGACACCAGAATACAAGACCTACATCGAGGATCTGATTGCTGCCGTCATGGTGAGGACAAAGGATGATCCTCAAGATCTTGAGGACACTGAGGGAGAATCTGAGTGACTGGAGAGGCATCGATACTATTAGTCGATGCCCTCAACCTCTTTACGAGGCATTACGTAGCTCATCCTGCTTTGGGCGTGAACGGTAATCATGTTGGCGGCATTGTTGGGTTTCTCAACGAGGTCAAGAACATGTGCTTCCGTTTTCGCCCAAAGCGTGTCTATGTTGTCTGGGAAGGGGGTGGGTCATCGCGTCGCAGGTCGTTGTATCCTGACTATAAGGGTCACCGTCGTCCCGAGAAGCTTAACAGGTATTATGAGAATGACATCCCACAAACGGTATCAGACCGTAACGACCAGATAACAGCGCTAGTCAAGATCATGAAGTCGATGCCCATCTGTCAGATGTATGCGCAAGACTGTGAAGCAGACGATGTCATCGCTTATATCTGCCGCTACCTTCATGCTGATTGTCTGCACGTCATCCTGTCAGCAGACAAGGACTACTACCAGCTTATACGTGACAATTCCATAATCTACTCACCTACCTGGAAGAAGATTGTAGACACCGTTGACGTGATTAGTAGATTTGGCGTCCACCCGAATAACTTCGCGCTTGCGAAGGCAATTTGCGGTGATGACTCAGATAATATTCCCGGTGTTAACGGCGTTGGGTTTAAGACACTTTCAAAGAGATTCCCAGAGCTACTAGGTGAGAGTGACATTAGGCTGGACCAGTTCATGGAGTTGGCCCGCCAGCGTCAGACAGGCAAGGTCAAGGTGATTGACGAGATTGTCAAATCAGGGGATCTGATCGCTAGGAATTGGCAGCTTGTGAACCTTGACACGGCGTCTATTCATCCACAACAAATAGCTAAAATCACGCACACCCATGAAAATTGGGAGCCCAAGCGAGATAAGATCTCTCTTGTGAGAGACATACAAAAAGTCGGCGTTAGAAACTTTGATACGGATTCTCTGTTCTATGCCGTTAGCCACATTGGTGCAAAATGAGTGACGCTTACTTTAGCCAGTATGGGAAGGGATTCCAAGAGAAGATCTTCCAGGCATTCTTGACAGATCGTCCT